CGACGGAACATCGGACGTAACACGACGGCATAAGTTCTGCCGTGTTCTTTCGTCGTTGTTTACGGACCGAGTTGAAAGATCTTGCGTCAGGTAAAACGACCGGTTTGTACTTGGGTACCCTTTCGGACCCCTTTTCTATCCCAGCCTCCCTAACACGCTCAATCTCATTTCTCATTGCCTCATGTTCTTCATCCCTACTAAGGGAATAATTTTCCGGCCTGGTAGCCATACTTATTACTCCCGTTTTGGTCCGTTTAACACGGTCTGGCAAGCTGGTGATGGCCGCACGGATCTTTGGATCCTTGCGACAGATGGTTACTAACGATAGAGGTATTTCGGTCAGATGTTTGTCAACTTGTTTGGCAAGTATATTCACATTCCGACGTACTATCTTTCTAAAAGTTTTACCATCGGACGTCGCTTCGGCTGCAAAACCTAACACGTCCTCAACATCAGCGTCCATCCACATCGACGACGCATTAAATTTCCTTTGTTTTTCGCCATGCTCAAACAGGGTCGAATTGATTTCACCCTGGTAATCGGACACAAGAGTTTTCTCTTCATTGACAACTAGCCCGACCTCCCCTCCTTGAGCGACGATTTCGCCTCGGAGATTGGTGGTTGCCCGCACCTCGCGGGTTAGTAGATCATCGCCGTTAACCAACAGCGGGTGTCCACTCCATTCCTTAAAACCAATTTCCTTCCTTAACATCATAGCGGTGAGTGCCATGTCAACTACGGTCTTGTTGATCAAGCATAAGAGTGGAAAAGACAATACAGAGCCCATGGGCTGCCCTGTAAAAGTCTCCCTCCCGTCAACACGAAGATTGGCAAGCACTTGCAATGCCTGGTGTTCTTCCTCCGTGATAACGTCCGCCATTTCCTCAAGGACCTCAACTGCTACCTTTACGTAAGCCGACTTGATGTTGTCAGTCGCCGACGAGTAATCGAAACTCAGTAGAGAAGCGCCTGTAAGGCCCTTGACGTGCTCTTCGGTCGGGTCACCGACGAGCATCCACCCTCGCTTTTTTAGCATTTCATATAATGAGTAATGGAGCGGAGCCAATCGCCGAGTGTTCTCTGCAGAGTATAGTGTAACTACCCTGGGTTTACCAGATGAAAACACCAATTCAGTACGACAATCGGTAGAAAATTCTTCCTCGTTCCAATTACCCCCGTC